AAGGAAACGGCGGCCGCTCTTCGGCGACATAGTGGGAAATCGTATCACGAAAAACTTCCTTACCATACTTCTCTGTACAATAACGAAACTCTCCCTTGTTTAGGTAGAAGTTATGCTCTTTCAAATAATCATATAGTTCTTGATTCATATTCGTAATCCAATATTTCCAGATACTGAAATTCTTTCCACATCTATCCAAAATGGATAAACTGCATGACTAAGTGAAGCTGGGAAAAGTAATACCAAATTATCAAAAGGTTTAATAGAATATTGACAATGACTTAATGGAGTTATACTATCTCCATAATAAAATAAAATCTCTCCGGCCTGTTGTGTATTTGATTCAACCTGATTTTCAAAAATTTCTTCGGGTACTTGCAAATACACAACAAAAGACATTATTCCATCATGAGAATGTGGTGGATTATGATCAAATTTTTTATGAAAATTTATCCACAAACTTTCTAAACATATATCTTCAGTAGTTCGTCCTGCTAAATGACCTGGTCGACCTGCAATATATTTAAGCCCCGGAGTAAAATCTATAGTTTTTATACCAAAATTATCTTTCATATAATCTAACCATTGTAGTGCTAAATTTTTAAATATAGGTTCAGCTTCTTTACAAAATTCTTCCCCATAATAATAAGATCCTCCATGGTACATATTGCCCGCCAAGTTTTCCCGAAAATCTTGATTATTATCCCTTACAATTCTTCCTTCGTCTAATAAAGAATTTTTAAATTCATCGGTAATAATACTTTGATATAAACATGGACCGAATGGCCAAATTATTTTATTATCATAAGAATCTACTACATGAGGAGCTGCTGTATTAAAAACTTTCATCCAAATAACGCCTCTAATGTTCTCTGTGTGCCATAACTTCTATCTACGTTCCAGTCTATAGTATCTAAAATAAAAGTTAAGGGCTCTACAAAACTTTTATCAAACATTATATCATAATTTAACGTATCCTGTAAATCAAACTCCTTAGGAAGCTTTGTAATAAAGGATATAACATTGGATTGCATTTTATTTGGGGTTCTTAACTCTAAAAACTTTATCTTATCACCTTCTTGTATAAATGGATACTTATGTGTTACTTTATGTTTCTTCAAAAGATGATTATATATCAAAGCACCCTTAACGTGCATTGGACAACTTTTTCTAAAAATTGATGAACTATCTGACCACTTTTTCAAACCATTGCATGATCTAGGATATGCAATACGTTCAGCTGGCATATCCATAAACTCTTTACGAAAATCTTGAATGAATGTATTTAATTTTGTTTCATCTTCATTAATGATTACCTTCAATGCTGATTTAATCATATCACGACAAGGTTCTGGTGTAGATGACTTAACAGCTTCTATGCCCATCACCTTAATCTGTGGCTCGTCATATCGCACACCTTCACTATCATGCACATTCAAAATGTATCTTTTCTTTGCAGTCCAAATGCCCTTATCGGCAATAACTTCTCTCGCCATCTCCATCTTCTGTTGATATGCTCTCACATATTTTGCCAACTCCTCATAACATTTTGTTATGTATGGTTCCATCTTTTCAGATGCCACCTTATCTAAAAAGTCTACAGGGTTCTTGGGATTAACTTTAGAAATCAGCTCATCAAACCGAACATAAATTGAATCTGTATCTGCTGCAATTATATAATCTACATTCTCTGTTTCTAATATTTTATTCAAATATCCATTCACAGCATTTTCAATCCAACGAATAGATAATTGTCCTGCTGTTGTAATTGCAGTTGCCATCCGTGTATCATAATATCTAAAATATTGATTACCTACAGCTCCGTATGCACTATTCAATGCAATCTTACGAGCCATTTGGATATTATTATATTTTGATATCTCATTTAAATACTTTGCATCTTTACTTTTTTGATAATTCTTTTTTGCTTCTATCGTCCATTGTTTAAACTTTACCCGATCTGTATAATATTTTTCCATCAATGCAGGAAGAAATCCTTGAAAGTCTGTTCTAAACCTAGCACCATTCGGAGTTACAGTACAACCATCATCTGGTATATCCACTTCACGATTTAACATTTTTTCCACAGTAACTTGTCCATTACTTTCTGGTACAATTGTTTCTGTAGAAATATTATATTGCATAATCAAATGTGGATACAAACTATTCAAATCAAAAGACATCACCCATTTATGCAACCCTGTCTGTGGCTCTTTTACATAGGCTCCCACATACTTTTCATCCTTTCTAGATGGTTTTTTCATTGGTACTACAATATTTTTTTCTCGTAAAAAATTATAGATAATAACATCCCACATACGAACCTGTGAGAATACATCACTAGGATTAATCTTTGCTTCATATGCCATCGTAAGATGTAATTCAATCAGTTTCATCCTATCTTCAAGACGATCTACCAATTCAACGTCCTGTATATTGTAATCTACGAACGATTGATAATCGTTTGTATACCAATCTCGGAATGTTTCATGTGGGTTTTCATGTTTAGTTTCGCCCAACTCTACATATGCAATATGATTTAAAGCATATGATTCTTGATTTGTATAAGTGTATTTTTTATACAAGTCCATATAATCGAGTATAGAAACCCCCAAAATATCATATGAATTGAGTTCTCGGTTTGCCATAAATGATTTTTTAGAATGTACAATGTTCCAGGGAGAAAATCTTTGTATTTCTTCTTCGCCTAAAATTTTTCTAATGCGATTAACCATATAAGGTATATCAAAAAACTTTACATTCCATCCAGTTATAATATCTGGGTCATAATATTCCCAAAATTCTATAAATCGTTTTAATAAATCTTTTTCATTATAGCATTGTACATATTGAACATCGGAATTATGTACCTCATAATCATGTAAACCCCAAACAAGAATTTGTTTATTAGATTGGTTCTTTACTGTAATACATAACATCTCCTCATCAGCCTTATTCGGATCAGGAAATCCATTTTCACATTGCACCTCAATATCTAAAGTTAAAATATTAAGCTTCTTAATATCCCAATCTATAATACCTTCATAATTTTCAGCTATCCATGTAAATGGGAAGCGCTCTAAACCGTAAACCAATCCGGGTTGATCGTCATATTGATCTATAAACGATTTAGCTTCGTAAATATTTTCCAGCTTGTAAGGAGTTACAAACTGACCAGTAAGAGTTTTATATTCTGTTTTCTTTTCTACAGGAACATAAAGTGTAGGTTCATACTTTACTTTATATTTTACTCTTTTACCATTTTTAAATTCACGAACAAGGAGCTTATCAGCTCTCTGCAATACATTAATATAAAATTCACTCATACAACCATTATAACATTTTTTAAGTTAATTGTCAAATTATAAACCAGGTTGAGATTTCCACAAATCTCTATCCATAAAGCGTTTTAATATTTCTTCTGTAATACTAAATCCACCCGCTTCTAAAGCCTTCTCAATACCAATCAATCCTGGAGTAGAATTTACTTCTATAAAATAAGGACTTTCCTTTTCTCTATCTTTAGCCGGGATAAAATCAACACCAACAACTTCACCTCTTACAACTTCAGCGGCCCGTAAAGATTCAGATTTTTCTAGTTCTGTTAATTTATGAGGTACTGGTTCTGAACCCTGTGAAACATTACTTCTAAAATCGCCGGCAGCTATCGGTCGTTTCATAACCCCAATTATCTTTCCAGAACAAATTATAACTCTAACATCATATTTAGTTGGTATATATTCCTGTAAAAGAATATCAATAAATTCATTTTCTCTATATAACAACTGTGTTATTGCCTGTAAAGATTTTCCACTTTCTACAAATATAACACCAATACCTCTAGACCCAGTAGATGTTTTTAAAATTATAGGAAATTGTGTTTTAAGATTTTCAAACGCTTCTGAAGATCCTTCTTTATGTGCTACAAGAACTGTTTTAGGTGTTTTAAATTTTTCTCGTTCAAATATAATTTGGTTCATCCATTTATCAGAGCATATGTCGTGACACTCTGTAGAATTTACAACAAAATATCCTTCATGTTCAAATAATCTAGTCATATTAAACCAAGACCTGTTGCCACTAACTCCCGGTGTTCCTAAACCTCTTATCATAATTATTGTATCTTCTGGACTTATGGCAAAGGGCGGAGCATACTTAATAGTTTCTTTAGGATCCGGTTCTGGAACATTCCCATCCTTATCAACAGGAAAAGAATACATCATTCTTTGTCCTTTTTCTATAACTGTATAGCATCCTATAAATTCTGCTAACATGGTTTTTATCCCAAGTTTAGTACCCTTATCTCTAATAAGTACACCAGTCATATTAGGATCTTCAGCTTCATCGTGAGATAAAACTAACAGTCTATATGATTTTTCTTTAGATGATTC